TGGAGACACTTCTACTACTACCGTTACATACAATACTAGTTTTACTACTACTGGTAATTTAATTAGCCAGGACTTTACTGATGGTACTTGGTCTGGAACTAATCAAGCAACAAGACACGGCAATGGAACGATTGCTGGTGTACATAGTAGGTATGTAGAAACTGAGGTATCTCAAGCAGATGGTGGTTTAAGTAACAGTTTATCTGAAGGCTTTACATCTAAGTTAGCTGCTGACATTTGGTTTTGGAACAGTAATGAGCAATCAGTTATAATGAGCCAAGCCTACACTAATGATGTAGGTGAGACTACAACACAAACTAAAACAGTCTCAAGTAACGCTACTACTGCCTATACTAACTACCAAGACATAATGATTATCGGTGCTAACACTAGTACCAATGGTTCTGTTAAAGTTAGATTTGATTTTACGCATGAGATAACTAGTGGACACAGAGCTGCAGATATTAAGAATCCTGAATTGAGTCTTACTTATGGTACTACAACTAACTCATCATCAACTGCTATTGAATACTGCTGGCAGAAAACTCCCAGCACTTGTCCAGCAGCTGTCGAGGAAGTAGCAGAAACGATTGAAGTATTTGAAAATGATTTAATAAATATAATTGAAGATATAGAAACACCTGTAGTTGAAGTAGAGTTACCAACTGCAATATTATTACCACCAGTAGTTATTGAAAAACCTATTGCTATATTAAGAACTGAACTAGATATACCAACAAAAATTGAACCAATTGCTACATTATTAACCCCTGTAGTTATAAATAGTCCTACTGGAGCGTTACTATCACCAACAGAAGAAATTATAAATGATTACCCTAATGAAATTGCTATTGAAACAAGACCGAATGATGAACCCGAATTGGAAACCAGTACTAATGATGAATTACCTAAAGAAGAAATTGCAATGGTTGAGCCTGAACCTGAATTGGATAATGGAGAAGTTGTTGGAGAAACAATGCCAGTGCAAGAAGAACAGCCAATGCCAGTGCAAGAAGAAGAAGTCCAAGAAGAAACCATTAAAGAAGAAGAAGCTGTCGTTGAAGCCGAGCCACAAGAAGAAGTTGAAGAACCAGTGGAAGAAAATACAGAACCTGAACGACAAGAAATAACTATAGATGTGGCAGCCGTAGAACAATCCATTGCAAATAAAATTAAAGATGAAACTTTAAGAGTGTCAGTTACATTAGAAGTAGTTAATGAATTAGTCAGCCGAGCTATGATAGCTAACCAAGTTGATCTATCAAACTATGCTACTATGAACGCAGCTTTGTTTGATAACCGACAGCTGCCTGATGGCAACCCTAACTTCTTCAACCAGGTAGTCTTAGCTGGCTATGACAGAACGATCTATAACAACCAGGTATCATTAGGTGCTAATGATCCTATTACTAATCACAATATCAAGCTTAAAAAGGCTAATGATGCGTCTTTAAAAGCATATCTAATTTATAAGGAGAAACTAAATGAACTCAATGGTATCTAAACTAACAGGCATAGCTGCTTTGATTGGTGTCGTATTAACTATTGGTGGTGTGTTTATATCCATTGGTAGTTTTGAAGAACGACTAAGCCAAATAGAAAACAAAGAATTTATAGTTAATGAAACTGTAGATCTATCTAAGATCAATGAAGATATATCATTACTTAAAGAAACTGTAGGTGTTCAAGACAGCTATATTAAATTTCTTGAGATGAGTATTAATGAACTAAAAGTTTCTCAGAATAATCCACTACTCAACTAATGCGTCCAGTCAAGGATGCTTTACTTGGCAAATGTAAAGAATGTAATAAAGAGATTTGGCGGAATGATAAAGGCTGGGTCCTTGAAGAATACAATGGTATCTACAAAAGATACTTATGCCATGATGCACGCCAAGAGACTACATGCTTTACAAAACATATTCGTAATGACCTGGAGGCCTAGATCGGAATTGAACCGATGTACTCAGATTTGCAGTCTGATGCGTAACCACTCCGCCACTAGGCCATGTCGTACTCATATCTTATGATACAGTTTGTATCAAAACTTTAATAAAATAAAAACACTTCCCGTTCTCGTGGTCGTTTCGTACCACACATTTCAAAATATTTTTTAAGCATATTATCAAATACTTTTGTAAATCACCCATATACAAGCAGACTGCAAATCCTCTAGCCGATGTCATTCTGACACAAAAAACCCCTCCAAAGCACAAAAAACATAAAAAAACATTATTTTTTTTTAACTAATTTTTCCCAGTATTTCAACGTTTATTATATAAACCCGTTCCCGTTCCCCATGTCGTACTTGACAGAATACGTTCTGTACCCCATATAAACATTGTGAGATTAAAGATCACATACGACAAAAAAAACCCCCCCAAAAAAATAACGAAAGGTAACGACATGACACAGTATCAATTCACTGACCAACAACTTACAAAACTAAAAACAGAATATGAGATTATGAGAAACAAAACAATCACACCAGCCAATGCTCGTAAGTTGGACAAGATGATTGATAAGATTCCAGCTTCAGGTTTACAACAATTAGCCGATGCGGACATCCCGTTCATATCAGACGTGGCTGAATTAAAATATCTCAACACACTAAACAAATAACGAAAGGTAACAAATGAAAAAAATAACTAGAAGTACAGTCAAGGCATTTATTAGATATGCAAGACACAACTTATACATCAAAAACAAAAGCAGCTTCAATGGTATGACCGATGCATGTGAGCCAGTCCAGGACAATGATTGGAGACAAGCTGAGGTCCTAGCAATGAATGAATGGGACAACATAAACACATTGGGTGTGAAGGATGCCTACTTCGTTGGCCCCCACGGCAGCAAAGATTATTTTTATCCAATAATTACTTATGACTTTATTGGTTATGAAGTGAGCAATTGTTGTGGCAATTTTTTACTCGGAATTAAAAAAGATAAGCTTTGGTTAATACCAGGCCAAGACAAACTAAAACAATTAGCAGAAAGCAATTAAATGACAGATATAGAAAAACAAATCAAAACGTTTGGCATGGAGAAACAAGATGTCTTAGACGACTATGACAAAATCAAAAGCCGCTATGAAGGGGCTGAGGTTACATATCTTATGGGTATCTTATCTGATGCCCAGGAAGAGATGCAAATGGGCCACGCTGTCCAAGCCAATCAATTCATAAACAAAGCAAAATTAATAATCTCAACAGGAAGGTACTAATTTGATAGACAAACCAAAAAACGGAAGACTATATCACTTGACTGGCAAGCAAGGTGATAAGTGCATAGCCAACGGCAACACCTGGGAGGAGTCTGAATATACTAGAGCTGAGTATAAAGCAGCTCTTGGCTTCCCTGATAATGCCCTGGATGAATTTATAAAGAGGACTGCCTAATGGAAGCTCTACTTTATTATTTCATTCTACCATCACTTGGATTGCTAACGGTAATCCTGGCGGTGTTATATATCAAAATGTTTATTCAACAGATCGGAGACTTATAAAATGATAAAAGCCACTAACAAAACTGGTCCAGGTGTACAAACCTTTACCAAAAACGGATTCGAAATCTATCGGGTTGTCACTACCTATCAAGGTAAGGACCTGACCAAGATATTTAATCCGCATACTCAATATAAAAATCAATCAAATCCTAAGAAAGCTGCCTTGGAAGCAGCTCAGGAATTTGTCATAACGATCCGCAACAAAAAGAAACAGAAATCACTTGGCTCAGTCTTTAGTAAAAAGACAATTGCTGAAGGTTGTGATCTGTTGATTGAGAAAAAAACGGAGCAACATGAGACACCTGACGGTGGTTTAAAAAAGAGATCACTTCAAGCTATCATTAATAGATGTGGCCATATAAAAAATAGTGTCATTGCCAATAGACTGGTGAAACATACTAAGTTTCATACTATAAAAGATTTAGCCAGGGACATGCAAATTAAAAAATATAGTGATGCATCAGTCCAAAAAGTATGCAGTGTATTTAATATGATGATTACACAATGTATGGATCCAGGTACGGATGCAAAAAATCAGCCGATAGATCCATGGATTGACTTTAATCCATGTACTGATTTCACTCACAAACGTAAAGATCCAAAACCTGAAATAGAAATACCATCAGTTGAAGATGTACAAAAGATGGTGCTTCATTCTCCAAAATTTTATCAGCTGCTATATCTCTTTATGAGTACCACTGGTTTAAGGTTTTCAGAAGTTGCTGGGTTAACCTGGGACAATGTTAAGTATGAAGAGGATCAGGTATGGGTAAGAAATATTTATGATGATGAGTTAAAAGCTTTATCTCCTAGATTAAAGACCCATAATAGTAAACGAGAAGTGCCACTTATGACACAATTGAAAAAAGCATTACTGCAATGGCAAGCCGATGAAGATAGTCATAAAGATTTGGTGTTTGGATTTGATGGTACCTTTTTAAATTATAGCAAAGTGTATAGGAATTACAAAGACATGAAGAAGCTGCATGATTTAGATTGTGGAGGGATCCATGGGTTTAGACACTTCTACGCTAGTATGTTGATTGAATGGAACGTTAAAGGCTTGGTGTCAGTGAAAGAGATACCTATCTTTTTAGGTCACCACTCGTTTGATTTTACTCTTAAACAGTATGGTCATAAGTTTAAACAAGCTGGTAAGTGGGATAATACTGTTGATAGCTTTAGCAATGAGATAGGACAAACATTAAAACTATCTACTAATTAAGCCACTTTTTGGTCAAATTGGGGGGTACCTAGTGTGTTGGGTGCCCTCTTTTTTTTAATCCTCGTGGCTCTCTGTGCGTTTTTTGTTGTGCAAAGTAGACAAAATATGCGTTCTATGCCGCTACAGTCATATTCCCAGGTAAATTTTATATTGCTGTAAAATGGATTAAATTTCTTGTGACACAAGTCACACTCCAATTGTATTTTACAACTCACTGATCCAAGTACGGATCCTTATTTAAATAATCTATGATGGCACCTCTTATTGTTATTGGTGAACCGTCAGCTCGTCTCATGGTGCGACTTTTTAATACTGCAAGAGCTTCCATTGGATCAGGGTACGAATCTAACTGGGCAGTAATATCATAACCAGCTTCAACAATCATTGAGTACAGCTCTGTTCCTTCTTTCATTTCAGGCCAGGGCTTTACAACTCTTAACTCTGCTGTTTCAGGATCTAATTGTATTTCTAAATATATTTTTTGACCGTTATGATAAAGTGGCTGCCTAACCAATGGTCGTCTGTTAGCTTTAATTTCAAACTGTTCAGGATTGCTATTACTCATAATACCTCCAAAGATCTGCTTTTACCAAGCTGTCGTTTTAAGAATCCACGTTCAATAAGTTGGTTAATATGCGTACGAGCCGTGCTTTGGTTTACTCCAATAGCTTCTGCAACTTCTTTTTGAGAAGGTCCATAGCCAAATTCTTTTAACCACTTTTTTATAAAGTCTAAAACATTTTTTTGTTTTTCTGTCATTCAAATAATCCTATAAGTTTATTAAGAAACCATCGAGCTTTGTATAAGCATGGAAGGATGTCCCCTTTTTTACCAGCCCTGGATAAATATTTCATAATTGAACCTTTCAAATAACCAATGTATTCATCGTGGCTCAACTCATTTTGTATTACCTCTATAGTTTCAAGTTCTTTATTTTCTATGTAATGATTAGGTTTGTTAATTAAGTCGTTCATAATGTGCTCACAATCACTATGGTTAATAAAACGGTGGCTAAAATTATCCAGCCAAATGGTGAAAAATAATTCATAATACTCCTGGGTGGGGCTAAGGATTTAACGAAAAGAAATCACTATTAATGCAAAACACTCAGCCCCATAAAGATTAAAACGGTATTTCGTCATCCACTTCATTACTAGGCACTGGAGCAGCTGCGACAGCTGGCTTTGCATCAGTATCTTTAGTAATTTGCAGTGTGTAAGATCCGTCTTCTTGTTTCCACATTGAAACCCTGGCTTCATTCCAGATGTTTGCTTGTGAAATATTACCTTCTGCATCAGCTGTACCCATTGTAATAGGGCCTCCAATGTCAGGACTTTTATCGTTAGCTTTTGTGTTTGGATATACTTTTCCAAAACCTAGTTTTATATATTTACTATTCATTTTTTAGTTTTACCTTTCTTGAGTTCTATCTCGATTGCACGGAAGTGTTTTACAAATGTAGAAAATTTCTCAGGATCTCCCGCTTCTAGTCCTTTTAAAAATTCTTTAGTTAATGGTTCACTTACGACAGCTTTCAACGACTCAGTATGACTGGCATTATCTAATCGTAGAATCACACTATCATAAGTGACCGTTTCAGTATTAAGTACGGTACCAGTATGTACTTGTCCTGACTTTTGCAGCAGCTCACTATCTCTGATAGCATTTGCCAATTCCTCAGCTGAGGAAATCTTGTCATTGGATAAACCAAGATTAGCTAGGCATCTGCCCCAGCTGCTTGTTTCACAATTTTCTAATGCGGATGTTTTATTGACTGGACCAACAGCTCTAAATTCTTCTGCGGTGCCAGTAGCAACTAAATTACCATCTATAAACAGAGATGCTTTCATTACTACTCTGTTGGCATTGTTTTCTAATATTTCTGCATTTAAGGATGCCCTGGTGCCAAAATGTTTTCTTAACATTTGTATTCGAGGACCAACTTCAAGGTATTTTTTACCTTTTAATGAAATTGAAAGCTGTTCTTGTTTAATTGATAATTCGTTAATAGCGTTTTGTAGAATTTTATCTGCTGATGTTAATTGTGCCATAACCCTCCTATAAGTCGTGTGCTTGTTTGTATGCTTCTTTTGCCGTAGCCAGCTGTTCCTCACCTAAATCCCAATAAAAAGCATGTTCAAAATCGGGGTTCATAAAGCTCAGTAATCTTTTTACAGAACCTTTACTGTTAATAATGTGTCTATCTCTAAGTCGTGCTTGTTGTCTGTAAAACTCCATGTGCTCGGCCATTGCATCAGCTGTTAACAAATCACAATTACTTGAATCAAAGATTTTATGTTCTTTGTCGTTTACATAAAGTAAGAAGGGTCGTTTTTGGCCACTTGCAAAATGGTAGAATCTGGTTTGTCGGCAGTGCTCAATTTGTGGAATATCAGGAATCTTAACGGTACTAACAGACCTAGTGCCATCTTTCTTAACAGCATTTAATTTAGGCAGCTTACATTTCTGTTCAATAAATTTAAGTTCATCTTCACCATCGATGCGGCCCAGCATATTAATATGAGCTAACGGTAAAGTAACGTTTCTTTCAGCGGTAACTTTAAAATTTTTTGTTGTTTTTAAATCAATGCTTTTAAAACCATCGTATGAATTTTTTAAATAAGCGGGAGCAAGGTGTTTTATAGCTTCAAACTTTTCACGATCTTTTTGATCCCAGGGGGCATAAGCTCTAATCTCATCGTTTAAAGTCTCCAGGGCTTGATCCATCGACATTTTGTTATTGTTTTCTACCTTGTTACTACTGTAGGTCCAAATCTCATCACAAAACATCATTTGTGTAATGCTGCCAATAACGGTACCAAAAAACATATTAACATTAGTTTTTAAATTACGTCTTTTATCTTGGTCCAAAGCAACATATTTGTAAGCCCATAGTGCCAATGGCATATTCATTTGCGTAGGACTGTAATGATCTAATCCAAATTCTAAAAATTCAGGAGGTACTATTCCTAAAATATCTTCTAATGATTCTGTTTTAATTTTTTGACTCATGTGAACTAATTAAATTGATTTGCTAAAAAAAGGCAAGATAAAAAATCACATTAGATAAATTAAATCACATTGCAATATAATTGTAATATACATTGTATGTAATTATTGAGGATATGCTTGATAATTGTTAGCATTATCAAATACCACATTTAGACTTATTAGGCCTAAATATTAGTGGTATTTTCTGAAGGAAAGGAAATATTTTATAGAATTAGACGATGTATTTTGGTTTTATAATAATAAAATCCATGTGATATAAATTGGTAACGTCTTTGTGTTCTATGGTTACATAACGTGTGTTTTGTATATCTCCAATGTACAACAATGGTTCAGTTTTTCCAATTGGGACACTTAATCCACACAACATGCCACAGAAAAAATCTTTGTTTTTTGTTTTAAGCATAATTGGAAACATCATAGAATCTTTTAAATTACTTAAAGTTGGATCTATTGATTGTTTGGAAAACAAATGCACTGATGGAATGTAATTAGCAAAGAAAAATTGTGAATTATCCTCACCAGGTGCAACTGCATAATGGCTTTTAATAAATTCAGTGGGGCAATAAACCTTGGTTCCAGTGGGTTTAAATACGATACGCATATCATGGGTTTTACAAGGAATGGCATCTACCAGCTTTACACGACTTTCATCAACTTGGTAAAATTCAGTCCAACTAAAATCATAAGTTTCGGCAATGTCTTTAGCCAGCTCTACTGGTATTGGCCGTCTACCATTTACAATTCTTGATAAATGTTCACGGGTGTACCACTTCTTACTACCCTTACTGTACTTGGTAAAAATTTCATCTATAGGTATATCTCTTACCTTTAATACTGGTTTCATTAAGAACCCATCTCCCATGTGAAGTGTTATTGGCTTTGCGTTCATTCTATATTTTTCCTCTCATAATAATTTGTTTATCATAGTCTATTTTGGCTGTGATTTTTTATATCTTAATAGATCTATAATGTCTAAATAATTATATAATATTCTATATTTAGTGACTTTGATTTATTTGATCTATTGATACTAATATAGAATGTACTTATCAAAGTGGTGTGATCTACAGAAAATTGGCCAAAAAGAGCTTAAACAGAAGCTACAAACTGTATCACCCAGTTCAGTGAACAAATGGCTAAGGTCCAGAAGGTTCCCGTCAGTAGAAATGCTGATAAAAATCGAACACCTAACTGATGGAGCTGTCACTGCAAATGATTTTGTAAAACAATGGCAAGAACAGCAAGGACAGCATGGTAAGTAAAAAGAAATTTAACCTGGCTGATTCTCGGTTGGTAAAAATTACTTGGAACGATGCTCAGGACCATGAAACTGGATGGATAGAATTACATAAAGCTAAAAAACATAAACTAGCAGCTGTGGTGTCTGTTGGTTGGATCCTGGATGAAACTGATAAACAAATAACTTTAATAGCTGACTTTGTACCTCAAGATAATGGCACCTCAAGAATAACAGCTATTCCAAAAGATTGGTGTCAAACAATAACAACATTAGTGGATGGTAAAGATGGATCCCGATGATGAATTTGGTTGGATGGTATTTAATCCTATTTCATTTTGCATTAATTATTGGTGTCTTGATCTACAGCTATCACTTAGGTCAAGTATTTTTTATTTTAGAAGATCAGTGGACCGAAATTAAAATAGCACGAGAAAACATAGAACTAATTTGTATGGAGCTTGGTTGTAAATATGATAATTGATTTAAAATGGTATGAGTTTTTTGCAGCAGCTTCTACTGGCATATTGCGTAAATCACAGTCCATTGCATTTGAACACAAAGATGCATACGGAGTCGTTTTTAACCCCATAGAAGATATTGGCTGGCAAGTAGTATCGGCAGCTTCGGAAATGGCCTGTAGCAGTGCTCTAAATCGTTATTACAGTCATTCTGTGAACACTTTTAGTGCTGCGGACATTGGAAAAAATATCGAGGTCAAATGTCAGATGCATCACAAGATCGATCGAAACAAAAACACCAACTATTTAATCATGCGTGAGAACATGAACTCGGACTACTACTATATTTTAGTTTTATGTCATTCATTAACGAGGTATGAGGTCCTTGGATATATTAAGGGAGCTGACGGCAAGAAACAAGAGTGGCAAACCTCAGTCGG